GGATTACGGGAAAGAAATTAGCTGAAATAGTTGATCCCTACTTAGGAGAGTCTAATGACACCTAAGCAGTTCTCAAAAAAACTAAATGATATTCAGAAAAAATATGAAAAGAACTTTAAAGAAATAGTCCAAGTGGCAAAATCACCTCAATTTCTACAACCAATTGCAGTCATTGCGGCGGATTTAATAAGAAAACGAACTAGGCTTGGCTATGGTGTTAGGGGAGAAGGGGCCGAAAGGGAAAGATTGAAAGCCTTAAGTCCTAAATATGTTGATTTTAGAAAAAAGAATCCAAGGCTATCAGAATTTACAACGGCCAAGAGATCTAATTTAACCTTTACAGGTCAACTATTAGACTCATTAAAGGGCCGGACAACTACTAGAGGCATTGTTGTCTATTTAGATCCCAGGAGAGTTGGAAGCAAGCTGACAAATGCGCAGATAAAAGATTACCAAGAGAAACAAGGCCGGTCTTTTTTCTATTTGTCTAGAACTGAAATAATAAACGTAGAAAGAGTCTACAGGTTAAAAATAATTGAAGAATTAAAAAAGAGATTCGTCTTAGTGAGATGAGCTTGATTAATTCAAAAAAGGAAATTATCATGGAAGGAAATGATCAAGTCCCTAGTGGGGAGCCAACTGCTAATCTTAGTGAGATTAGCTCGGAAACGGAATCTAAAGCACCTGGTAAAGTTGATTACAACACTTACCAACGAACTTTAGGTCAACTTAAGTCAACTAAAGCAAAATTGCAAGAATTTGAGGATAGGGTTAGCTCTATCGAAATGGAAAAAAAGGTCCAGGAAGAACAGGACCTCATGAAGAAGCAGCAGTTCGAAAAGTTGTTAGAGCGAAGAAACGTTGAATTTGAAGCGGAAAGAAAACGAGCTAAAGAACTAGAACAGAAATTGCAACAAGCGGATAAGGATAGATTAGATAGCTACAAACTTAATGCCTTAGTAGAAAAGCTACCTGGCAAGATCAAGAAAAAAGACTATCTAGGGTTTGCAGATATTGATGCTATTGAGGTTGATGAAAATGGGAAGATCAATGAGGACTCAGTTTTAAGGGTCGTTAACGATTTTATGAAGGAGCACCATTTTCTAGTTGAGGCAAAAGGAAAAAATATGCCGTCCGACGCTCCATCGAACTATACGGGCAAGATTAATTACGAACAATGGAAAGCACTTCCATTAAAAGACAAAAAGAAATATTCACCGAAGGATATTTTGCATTAATAAGGAGATTTTATGAGCATGTCTAGTCTAACAGAAGTTACAAATCAAATTCAAAAATTTTGGAGTCCAGTTTTTCAGGACCAATTAAAGGAAGACACTTTGCTTCCTTCTCTAGTAAACAAAGAATATTCAACTAATCTAGTAGCAGGCCAGCAGTTGAAAAAAGGTGATACTGTTAGAGTATCTCAATACAACCGCCCTACAGCTACAAGAACAACTCTTGGTGTAGACTCAGACACTTTCGCTACTTCTCCTATCAACACTTCTTACGTTGATCTAAAGCTTACTAAGCGTATTACTGCTGCTTACGAGTTTGAAGATATTGCCGAGCTTATGAGTCAAGTAGATTCAAATGATCCAAAAATGCGTCAGACTCTTTTTGATGCTGTAGCTCTAGAGCTTAATGATTACCTTTATGAATTCGTTAATCCCTCTACTTCAAACCCAGACCATTTAATCAATGGTGTAACTGATTTTAACGCTACTCAAATTGCCACTCTTAGAAAATTGGCCGCACAAGCTGCATGGCCTAGGGATAACCGATGGTATATTCTTGCCGATCCAAGTTATTACAGCGATGCCCTCGCTGCCCAAACTTTAACAAGTGCCGATTATGTAAATGATGCTCCAGTTGTTGGGGGTCAAATTGTTAACCGTCGTTTTGGATTCAATATCCTTGAAGACAACTCACGTTCAACTGATTACGCGATTGCATTCCACCCTGATTTTCTTTTAGGTGTATGGACTGAGCCAAGATTTTTACTTTCTAGTCTTCACCCTAATAAGCAATTCGGTTATGTCCTTTCAGTTGACATCCTTTGTGGTGCAACTCTAGGCATTGACGGCAATGTTAAACATATTAAAGTTTATAACACCTAATTAGAGGCATAAATGGAACTAGGCGACAACTTAAGTAACATTCAGAATTTAAAATTCTTAGTTGGATTAGATGAGGAAGATCTACAAGCTCAGCTTGATGCTTTCACTCTCCCTACTAAGATTTTAACAATCTATCCTAAGCCGAATGGTCGGGTTGTTGCCTGGCTTCTAACCCAGCATAAAATAGTTAAAGTTGAGACAAAAACTAAGAAAAAAAAGGAATAAAATATGGCAACTCTTAAAGGTTATAAAAAAGTAGGTAGTCCATTTACCAATGATTCTGAAACTGTGAAAGTTACATATGACTTTTCAGTAGATGCAGGGGCCGTTGGCGCACTTGACGTTCTTTTAGCTGAGCAAAATTGTGTCATCACTGGCTTTTATATGGTCGTGGAAACCGCTGCTACTTCTGGCGGATCAATGACATTAGATGTAGGTATCACAGGTGATACTAATCTATTACTTGCTGACCTAGCAGTAGCTTCAATGACTGCTGGTAGTCTTCACAAGCCAACTATCGTAGAGGGAACTCCAAACGTTCTTCCTATGCCTGTTAAACTTGCTAGTGCTGCTAAGGTTTTATTTGAAATTAAAACCGCAACACTTTTGACTGGTAAAATGCATATGTATTTTACTGTTCAAAGATATTAAAAAATAAAATAAAGGGCCTGGAGGGGAAACTCTCCAGGTTTTTTAATATGACAGACTCAATTATAAATCTTCCCGACCTAGACAAGAATGCCTTTGAGGTCATTGATCTCCCTACTATGAAAGTGGTCAGGAGAGTAAAGATTTATGAAGGTGTAGTGGAAGCAACACCGTCAGGCCTTAAGACTGATTTTGAGGTCACGACTCTTTCCGTTTCAACAACTGTCTTAGCCTTACCAGCGACTCCCTTACTCAAAAGAAACTCAATCATCATTTATAACTTATCTACGACTGAGATTCTCTATATGGGAAAAAGTAGTGTGACGGCGGATGTGGTAGACGGAATAACTTCAGGTTGGCAGATAGCTCCTAATAGCTATTTCTCAACTGATATTACTGACGCAATTATCCTATATGGAGTTTTTGCGACTGGTACTCATAAGGTACAAGTTTTAGAATTAGCTTAAAGGAAATAGTATGCCTATAAGTCAACCCAGCTTCAAACCAGGTCAAACGACAATCATAGGCGCTGCTACGTCCTTAATAACAAACTTGCCTTTAACTTTAGCTGAAACTGAATATTCCCATGCCTTACAAGCAAACTTAAAACAATTACTGATTAAGGCCAGGGGAAATTCGACTTTAAAAATAACTTTTGTCGCTACGGAAAGCGGCACTAAATATTTCACTATCTCTAGAGGCAACACTTTAGTCCTAGATGGTTTGAGTTTTGCAAGTGAGACCTTATACATAAGGTCAACCGCCGCAGGAGAAACGGCGGAAATTTTGGAACTATATTAAGGAGGATATATGTCAAATTTGAGTTTAGAGAGATTTCTTTTTGATCCGGCCAACACTGCTGATGGCCCTTTGATTGGATCTTATTTAATAGGTGGGACAAGTAATGCTCCTATCACTGATACTGTAGCAGGGTCTCTTGACGTTAATGTAACTAACGCTATCAATGTAGACCTTGACGGTATCTATGCATTAGTAACAAACCTAACTCCCGACACCGTCGGTATTATAGGTCATACTCGTGCTGCTACTCCTGGTGCTGCTGACCAAATAGAAAGATCTACTGTAGGAGTTGCCAATGCTGACAACGTAGTAGCGGCCAATGTCCACGGACTTGATGTTAACTCATTCTTAATGGGTTTTGACGGTACCACTTGGGATCGACTAAAAGCAATCGCTGGTGTTCTTGAAGTTAATATTACCTCTATCACCAATGCTTTGCAGGTTGTTGGTAACGTTGCCGACGACGCCGCCGATGCTGGTAATCCTATTAAGATAGGTTACAGAGCATTGAATCAAGCGACTGCATTAGGGGCCGTTTCCGCTGGGAACGACAGAGCCGATGGAATTTCCGATTTATACCGTAGGGTTTTCATAAACGACGCTCCAAATATTGCAGTAACTCACGAAGCTATCACTACTGGTTTAACAGAGGTTGCTATTCCAACAAGTGCAGGCCAGACAAGAATGCTGCTACAAAACGTTTCTGATAAATCAATTTTCGTGGGCGCCACTGGCGTCACTATTTCAGGTGCCACAAGAGGGCTTGAAATTGCTAAAGGTGCGACACTAGCACTTGAATGCGGTCAAGCGATTGCTTTATATGCAATTTCTTCCGCTGCTTCAAAGGATTTAATAGTTTTTAGAATGGCATAATAATTATTTTGATTGGAGAGTCTGAAAAATGACTCTCCTTTTTTAGGATGAAAATGAATAAAGCGCAATTAGATCTATGTAGAGAAGTAGTAAAACTATTCAACAAGGCCAGCTTTCAAGTGACAGGTCTTGAGATGCTTCAAAATGCCAATGTCTTATCTATGTTTTCTAAGATGATAATTGATGGCGAAAAAATGATTGAAGAATATAAACCAATAAACAAGGAGCTTAGAAATGGCATGCAAAGGAAAAAAAAAGAAGCCAATGAAGAAATAATTGAAGTTAAAGAGGCCTAAAATGAGTGGGATAAATGATTCTAATACTACCGATGCTTATGATAATGCCCTTGTTGGTGTCATGGGCGGCACCGATAATTCTAGGATAGGCAATGTTGGGGATAGGTATAAGGTTGATTCTGATACATCGGCAATATCATATTTTTCCAAGAAGGTGACCTACCTAGATGCAACGCTCGCAAGGGAATCAGTTATCCCACTAACGACCTGGACTTCATTTTATTCCTATACTGGGTCAGGTCAGTTAATCGGTTTTCTGGCAAACCTCGAAGGTGCTAGTGGTGCGGAAGGTGCTCGATGGTATATCAGAATGGTTATTGACGGGACATTTTATCCGTTCGGAACAAATGGCATTCTCATCTCAGATATTACCGATGCTAACCTTTATAACATTGGAGCAATTGTTGGCAATTTTTGTGCTGTAGAATTTAACGGGAATGCTTTTCACTATGACGTGATGACTAATCCTATCAGGTTTTCCACGAGCATAAGCTTAGAAGTTTATAGGATATCATCAACAAAGAAATTTAGGGCCGGTTTGGTGGTTTTGATAAAGGATTGATCATGCTGATAGAATGGAGTGAATTTAAGAGTTTTATTAATGAAAGAAACGCCGATCTTTTGCAAGTTCAAAAAGATGGGAACTATTATCTTTTTGCTCAAGACGGTAATCTTCAGTTAGAATGCATTATTGATCAAAATCCTACTGATACTACTGACCTTATTGATTTTGAAACAAACTATCTTCCTTTTGCTAATCCAAAGCGTGTTAGATTTGATTCGACGGGAAGGCCTTTTGCACGTTTTGCCATAGCCTCAGAAGGATTCACATTTAAATGCTTGACTGTTATATTTACGACGGCATCGAATGGATCTTTAAGATGCAAAAATCCTGACCAGACTGACGTCAATTTTATTACCTATAAAACTTTTGATGCTCAAAACAATGAAACTCTAGTCGATTTACTGGCCGTTAAAACACAAATTGATATTGAACCACCTTACGATTTTGAAATAGTAGGCGGTAGGATATGGCAAAAAGAAGTTCCTTTGACTCCAATTTATGGTCACATGATAGGAGTTCCAGACCTTAGCGAAGAATATGGCGGATCAAAAAGGTTATGTGATGGGGGCCTTAACTTTCAGTTCATTAATAATACTTATGGAATTGATGGGAGAGCGCCTAAGATGCTTTATTACAATCCTGAACTCCATACAAATAAAATTAGAGTCCAATTTCATCATAATATTGGGGTTAAGCATGACTTTATGTTTTCATTGGAGCACTACAAATGAAAATAAGCATTCTATTTACTAAAAGAAAAGGCTTCAATATCCCATCCTGGTTTTTCAGACTTATTGAAAGGTCAGAATTTTCCCATGCAGTTATTTTATTGGATACTCCTGAAGGCCCGTTAGTTTACGAATCAAACATTAAAGGCGTTCATCCTTTACCACTTTATGATTTTGTTAAGAACAATATTTTAATTAAAAGCATCACTTTGAATCCTAATGATGATCAAGCAATGACAATCAAAAATAGAATATATGAACTATTAGGGGTCAATTATCCAATTTTAGCAATGATAGGGGCTTTTATCGCTAGGGTTACAGGGTCTATTAAAAACATTTTTGCCGATGGGGATAAGACTGAATATTGCAGTGAATTTGTTTTTGATGTTTTAGATCAACCCTATGATCTAAAGGGATATCTTGCCGAAATCGACGGCCCTAAAAAACTTTATGAGATTTTAAAACCTTTAGAAGATAAGGGATTATGATATGCCAAAAAAATTAGAGCGATGTGTTTCCGATGTGCAGAAAAAAGGACACGATAAGTCCTCTTCCTACGCGATATGTAATGCTTCAATAAATAAAGGGAAAAAGAAGTCCCCTAAAAAGGGTAAGAAATGAGAATACGAGCAATTAAAGAAATTGCCACGGTAGAGACTGATATCAGCATTGCTGTTAGAGAGTCGGACACTCAGAGTGTAACTGTTCCTATGACAACTACTGATTATCTCTATTTTGGTCAGGCCTTTCCTTTTAACCATTTCTATTTCAAGCTAGGAACTGTCAACGTTGTCCCAGCGACTATCAACATTGATTACTGGGATGCGAACGGATGGCATCCTGTCATTGACAAATTTGATGAGACATCACTAGCAGGAGCTTCACTAGGTCAAGATGGTTACATTACATGGGTACCTAATAAGAAATACAACTGGGCGCACGAGGATACCATTGATACTAATGGGAGAGTTCGGATCACGGGCATTGATACTATCACAGTTTATGATTACTATTGGATTAGAGTTTCGTTTAGTGCCAATTTAACCGCTGGGACATCTATCAATTGGGTCGGAAATAAGTTTTCAAATGATATTGACCTTTATAAAGAATATCCTGTTCTAAACTCCTCTAGTTTTCTAACCTCTTTTGCTGCTGGTAAAACTACCTGGGAAGACCAGCACATCCTAGGTGCCAATGAAATTATGGACGACCTAGTGGCTAAAAAGATTATCTTTCACCCTGGACAAATTTTAGATCGTTTAACATTTAAGATGATGTCAGTGCCTAAGGTAGCTGAAATAATCTTTAACTCTCTAGGTGATGATTATGTTAACGATAGAACAAATGCTTATAATCTTTATATTAGGAGATTTAGTAAGGACATTTACAACGTTGATAATGACCTTGACGGTCGCTTGTCTACTACTGAACAAACCGTGAGACAAGGAGGACTTTACCGATGAGCCAAATTTCAACTATTGTAGATCAATTAAGACTTCTAATTAAAACGACTCTTGCCTCAAGATCAACTAAAGAGTTAAAAAATCCTATTGATATCCTCTCAAATGATTGGGTGGCACTAGACGGGGGTTTTGGACTTGATATCGCTACAGGGTTAAACACTAAAAGAATGGTCGGATGCCAACTCTCCATTTCAAGGACATTCAATATCACTCTTACTAACATGGTTAAATCAATCCATAATGACGTGGATTCAAGATTTACTACAGAAAAGACTCTGTTAGAGGACCATTATTTACTAGTAAAAGAGCTGGAAAAGAATGCTCCATTAGCTCAATATTATACTAAGCTTAATTATATTTCTGATAGTGGGATTGTCCACGTGGACGAAGGAAAGAAAAACTTTTTGATGATACAGCTACAAGTAGAGATAGAATATTTTGAAAGTTTATAACGGACTATTTTAATTTCCAAAGGAAGGAAAGAATGACAGTACAAACAAAACAAACCGTATTCGCTATTACTAAAGAAGTCACTGAGTCTATCCCTGTATTCCCCACAGGTGCTACTCAGTATTCAGCATTCCAAGAAGGATTCTCCGTAACTCCTTCTTTCGCAACACTTGATTCTACAGAATTACAGGCGTCAATTGGTAAAACAAAATCAACTCTAGGCTTTGAAGAACCGACCGCAAGTGTGAATCACTATATGAGACATTCGGGGACTGAGGGTACAGCTCCAGACTTTGATATTCTATTAGAGAATGCTTTAGGTGCTAAGCAGACCAATGCGACTGAGAGATTAACCGCCGCTGCGTCGACTACTTCACTTGTCAAACTTGCCTCAGGTGGGTCAGACTTTACTCGTGGAATGGGTTTGCTCGTTAAGAATGCTACTGACGGCTACGAAGTGAGGAACGTTTCATCAATTGCGACTAATGATCTTTCTCTTGCACAAAATCTAAACAATGCTCCAGCAGCAGGTGTTGGCGTTGGTAAGGCCGTTCACTATAAAGTAAATGATTCTGGAACATATCCTACACTCTCCCTTTTTACTTATCGTGGAAACGGTGGGGCCCTGGAAGTTTTATCAGGTGGGAGAGTTACAGCTTTTGGAATAGAGGCTTCTGGAGGAGAGTTTATTAATGCATCGTTTACTATTGACGGTGTTAACTATAAATTTGATCCAATTGAAATCACTTCATCTACACGTTACATTGATTTTACTGACTCAGTAGGAACACAAGTCGCTACAGTTGAGGCCAAAGTCTATAAAGATCCATACGAGCTTGCTAGTGCCATTCAGACAGCTATGGACGGGGCAAGCACTGATACTATTACTTGCACATATAACGATGGTACTCGAAAATTTACGATCGCTTCGAATGGGACTACGCTCAGCCTTTTATTCGCTACTGGGGCTAACACTGCAAACACTATTGCTACTAAAATAGGTTTTACAGTTGCCGATGAGACAGCAGCACTTACTTATTCTAGTGATAATGCTTTAAGTTTCGCATCTCCTTTCGTTCCAACTTATAACACAAACAATAATCTTGTTGCTAAATATCAACAAGTAATCTTGGGATCTGCTACCAACGTAGTTTGTTTTGATTCCTCTACAGTATCCATCAATCTTACTAACACTAAAACCGATATCATTTCTATCTGTGCTGAGTCTGGCAAGGCCGGATCATTAATCTCTGCAAGGGAAGTAACAGTTGACGTTGTCGGTTATTTAGCTGTAGGACAAGCGGAAGAATTTAAACGCTATAGAAATAATGACACAATCGCTTTCACTTTCAATTTTGGGGAAAAAGTAGGTGGTAACTGGGTACCTGGCACAGTTGTAAATGCTCATATTCCAACTGCAAGAATCTCTAACTTTGAGTTAGGTGATCAAGAAGGAATTGTGACACTTAACCTTTCACTACAAGCATTTGTTGTAAGTGGACAAGGTGAATTTTTCTTAACATTGCTTTAATAGATATTTCGGTTAGGGAGAGTATACATCCTTACTCTCCCTATTTTCTTTATGGAGGTAAACATGATCTTAAACAAAACAATTATTAAAAGTAACTACACGGTAACGGTCGAGCTTAAGCTTCTTAAGTACTCTGAGCGTCTAAAATTATTAAAAGAACTTAAAGTTACAGGTGTAGAGGGCAATCTAGAATCGGACGCTATCGTTCAAGCTGAAGGCCTTATTGAGCTTACTAAGAAACAAATTATTTCAATTAAAATTAAGACTGCTGAGAAAGAATATAACAGTCTAGAGGATCTTGAATACTTTGCTGAGTACCAAGACATTATGAGCGAGTTAATGGGCATCGTCGTTAAGGGCGCTAAAATGGGGGAAATTTAAGGTCAGCATTAAAGCAACAAGCAAGATGGACTTTTAATAAAATACCATCGACCAATTTTAGTTATCCAATCCTAGAGGATTTCTTAACTAAGAAAATGCTGGCCAAAATGGGTTACAGATATAACCCGAACGAGTTGGAAGAGTGGGAGGTTGAG